CCGGCACCAAGCACAGTTACTGAGTGGTTAGGTCCTGCGTGGGTAGAGAAGAAGGTGTTCTTGATCTGAAAATTTGGTTTTACCTCCTTTCCAGTAAGTTCCCTTAGGACAGCCCAGAATATTGGTGCAAAAGACGCGAACTTCTCAAAGGCAGAAGACTTAGAGAGATCGGGGTGAACGGACGTGATCGAGCTTTTTGCTAACTCCGGTTCCTGCCAAGTTCCAAGAAGGCCCTTGTACGAAAACAACATAGACGTCCAAATATGGATGTAATGTTTATTTCCGAAACGGATCCCTTCTCTTACGATCCTCGGTAGGGCAGCGGGTAATCCCTTTTGTAACTTGATTCGAAAACCAAGGTTCTGAGTAGATGTTAACCGTCTGCCACCAAGGTAGGCATTCACTACGAAGAGCATAACTTTCAGTCGAGCGATAAGGTGATTTATACCGTTATGCCTGAGGATACGAAGGAGCCAACGTGCGAAAGTATCTCTTTCGTTTTTCTGGACAGTGGACAATGAGGAGCCACGGCTCCACCATGACACGATATCGTGCCATGATTGAAACCACTGAACCACGTTTCCGGGGTTCAGTCCGATCATTGAAATTCCAACCGCACCGTAGCGAGTCGAAGTTGTAGCCTTGGTCTTTGCAAAGAACTTGGCTAGCGGACTTCGAAATAAGTTAAGGAAACGCGCTCTACCTTTTTGACCTTCTGAGGTACGCCGTCCTAATTTTAGGATGGTTTCCCAGGGGCTCAGAGAGGGGGAATTTTGAGAAAGGTCGCTTTGATTGAGAGGTGATGAGGAGGCTGGAGTTTCTCCAGGCGCAGCTAGGACTTTTAAAGTCCTATTTGACGTGATGGAGACCCTTACCATAACTATGTAGTCCTGCTCCGAAAGGTACAGAATGACTCCGGGGTTAACCGGGTCAACTACTGCGTAGTTGCCGGCCTCAACCCTTTCCCAATCTACTTTCGGAAATAATTTGTGGTTAGTAAGGAGAGCGCGTGTAAATTGTAAGCGGGCTGGGACTGCTCTTAGTAGAGCTTGTGGCACAATGAAAATTGCTGTCATAAGTATCGCTAATTGTGGTTTGGTCGGTAGCTTTCAACCTCTCTTTCCGATAAATCGGGGAGCAGATCGAATGTTGGCTATTCTACCATGTCTGAAATTTCACGTGCGCCCGGTGAAGGGCGAAACATTCCCAATCAGGCGTATCACATACTTCCCGGGTCTAGGTTCAGGTTCAAACACAAGAGACCTTAT